AGCCAACGAAGCCGCATCGGCTGCAGAAGTTCCAGTGCCAAATGTAACATTGCCCCAAAGACCCGCGGCAGTTGTGTTGTCTTGTAAATAGAAGTATTTTGCTACTCCAGCAGGTATGGTGACAGAATTCCCGCCCGCAAAATCTTTTACAACAAAGGAGTTCGTACCTAAGTTACGAAACAGAATATCTGCGCCAACGGTTCCTTGATCTGCTTCTGGTAATTGAAGCGCCAAACCAGTTGTTGTGGCGGTGCAGTCAATAATCCGAGTTGCTGGTGTTTCTCCAATGCCTTGGTTAACAATTGCTGGCCAGTAAAGTAGTGTGTTGGTGCCAAAAGAAAGGGCAGAGTAGGAGACATCTGTTGGTGTTACCACAGTGCCCGTAAAAGGGGATGTGTAAATTGGTGTAGTCATTGATTAAGGTTCCTGAATAGATGTATTTCTGTCTACACGACGAGTGTTGTCTTCTTGTTTTAATGTGTTAATTGCATCGGTATAGTATTGTTTCCACACTGGCAACTTGTCGAGGGCTTTCAAGTATCCCTGTGCTTGTAACAAAGCACCGTACAACATGGCTTGAGGAGCAACGGATGTCCACAAATTTTGTTGGTTGTTTTCATCCAAAGGTTGTATTTCGGAAAAATAAATAATCTCTACAGGGTAAGATTGATTAGGTGCTGGAGCAAAATTCCAATTATTATAATCGTAATCTGCATAATATTTAGGCTGACCGTTAGAGGATTCAGCAAGGTATTGCGAAACATAATCTTGACTACGCAAAAGAATTGGTTGCCCATTAACTTTCATGGACACCGTTTTACGCCAACGTGCTGGTTTGTTGAGAATAGTTTGGTTCGTTGCTAGATTAGTTTCCACCACAGTTAATTGCATGTAGGTTTTTAACTCTGCTGCGATAGAAGATTCCGCCAAAGCAATTAAGTTGGGGATTTGAGCGATAAAATCGGCATCATCCCGTTCCATGTAATCCATAATATTCGCAACCAGCGAATCATAGGTCATTATTACACTCATTTCGCCCACCTACATTCTTTAATATATTTATATTTTTTACTGGGTTTTCCTTTTCCATAGCACCAATGTTTAATTGTTGCTTCTGGAATGTTTAATGCAATAGCCGCCACTTTAACTTGCTCATACACAATACCATTTATTTGAACTGGTTTAATTTGCCCGTTTGCAATACGAGTTGCTTTTCTTGTAGCTTGACGTTTTTCAATATGTTCTTTAGTGTGTGGTTTAGAAACTTGCAGTATAAATTTAGCTCTTTGTTCTTCACTCCAACAATTTGTTTTTCCTGCATTCCAAGGTTTTCTACCAATCATCCAAGGAGTTTCTTTACTTTTACCTTTTAATGGGCTAATATAATCATCGCCGCGATATTGTGTTGTTGGGGGTTTGGCCCCACCTTCTGCAATATTCCAACCAATTTGTTTTGTTGGTCTAATTTTTAATTCTAAATCATAACAATAGGTTTCTTCACCAATTAAAATAATTTGTTTTACTAAATTATCCCAACCATATTTTTCAATTGCTGCTTTTAGGTGTGGGTTGTCTGAATATTTGCTATGTCGTTTAAAACGAGCATTTGGATTTTTAGACACACCAACATAACCTTGATTAAAAATATCAGTGTGTGTTTCGTGATGTATCCAGTATAAATATGTGCTCATGATGTATAATACCGCACCACGGGTTGTAAATAGATTGGCGAACGGTCCCTATCCTCCTCACTGGCTTGTAGGAAGGCTTTCTCTGCCTGTGCTTCCAGATAAGTAATACGGTTTAAATCTACACCAGGGAGTTGTAGTGCCATCGAGTGGGACAATTGTTTTTGTACACAGTTAATCCAGCGGTCTGGTACATAGATTTGATTGGTCAATGAACCAACATCTTGCATCTGTACTTCAACAACCAACTGGAACATCTGGTAGCAGTTGTTTGGTACCGGCCACAAATACATAGACGGCTCAATGGTTCTGTCAAACCAATACTGTAATGAACGCACTGACGGGAACTGTTTGTTAGGTAGATTCCAGTAGTCGTCACGGTTGAGGCGTGCTAGGGGGATTACTTGTTGGCTAGTGGAGAATACAATCTGGCGAACAGAGAAAGTAGTTGCTACAGTCTCACGTAACCGATAGAACAAGTGGGGTTCGGTAATGGAAATATTGTAGTACTGCCACTGTTTGTCCACCATGGTAATAGTGGGGAATGTTTGCTTTGTCACCCAGTTAATGCCGTCGTCACTGTACTCGTACACCAAGTTGTAAGTCTGTGTGCCGTTGTTTGGTGCGTAGCAGTTCCAACCGACATAATAAACACTCTGGGCTTGTTGGTAACCAAGACCTAACCAGTTTTCACTAATTGTGGATGTTGCTAAGGAGTTTAGTTGGGACTGTAGGTTAAAGGCGTTTGGTGCCGTTGCGTTGTCCGCTGGCAAATAAGTAGAGGCTTGGATGTTTTGTACATACACCCAGTTTGCCTCTCTGACGTCAATGGTCGTCTTTGGTAAGACAATTTGCTGTTGTTGCGTGAGTGCACCATATAACTGGTTTTCTAACAACCAAAGGTTTACACCACGGTTAGATAGGTTTTGTAGGTTGTAGAACAGTGCCTGTTTGGCGGCATCAACATATTCAGGCGTCATTTCTTCCGCTGTTTTGCCAGCATCACGAAATGCATAGGAAATTAACTGGTCAACATTAATCGTTGTGTTACCAGTTGTATTGCTGTACGCCATATTATCTTCCTCGGCCAGAGGCTCGCTTAGTTACTTTTTGTGGTAGTTTGTTGGATGCTGGTCCCGCCTTAACAAATTCCTTACCTACTTTTTTAGGAATGCCTAGTGTGCTTTTACCAGCGGCAGCCGCATACATCGCGGCTTGTTGATCTTTCGAGGTGTATGGCATATTATTTGCACATCCGTCCACCAGATTTTCTACCTGCGGGAGTTGTGCCAGTTGCACCCAATCCGCCCATTTGAGCACCACCACCATATTGCTGGGTTGCTTGTGCTTGTTGTGCTGCTAATTCAGCGCGTTGGGAAGGAGACAAAACAGAAGCGGCTTGATCTTTCATTTTTTGGCGATTAACCTCAGCAGCGGCGAGTTTTGCGTCCATTGTTGCTCGCACTAAATCATCGGAAACACTACGGCCATCTGCCATTTTTTTAACGCCACCGCCTGTTTTATATTTATTCACGCCATCTTTTGCACCAGAGGGGGCATCAGCGGATTTGCTAGATTCTTTACTTTTTAAATAGGAATCTTTGTGACCTGCCGGTTTGCTTTTTTCTTTTTCTACATCAGAGCCTTTAAAAGAAGGTTTTTCTTTGGCTTTTGAGGGGGCACTTGCTTTACCTGGCTTGATGTCTTTTGTCTTTTTGATGTTGTCTAAATCACCAGAACTTTTCTTGGCTTCGTAGACATTAGTTACTGAACCACCCGTTTTAAATTTACGAACAGAACCTTCTTTTTTACTAGCACGACCACCCTTACGAAGTTTAATCTCCGTAGGCTCTTTATCATGTTCTGCCTCATCGTGTTGTTTAAATGCTTTTTTAATGAGTGCTTTGTCTTGTTTCTCGTCGGTGACCTCACCGCCCTTTTTGTATGCTTTACCGCCGCTGCAATACGCTTCTTTTTTAGCATGACCGCCTTCTTTAAAGTGCGCCATTTTTGGTAGTTTTGAAAACCCGTCCATTTTGTATCCTCGAGGTTAAATTAGTAAAAAGGATGATCAGTCCTTATATCTACTAATGCAAAAAACGAGGTGTTTTCGCCCTAAGTCTTGCTTAAAAACAGTGCTTTTTCTTTTTCTCTGCGGGGTTTTAGCACGGAAGGTTTGACCCAATCCAAAAAGTGTTCTGCTGCTTGTTCATATTTTCCCTCATTAAGAACTTTTACCAATGAAGAGGTTTTAAAATGACTATCACCGATATTGTAACAGAGGCTCACCAAGGCGTCGTATTGGTTCTGGTTAAGGCTAACCTTCACCGAACTGGCAATCGCCTCGTCACACCACCTTAAATCGCTTCTAAACAACTCTTCCACCTGTTCGTCGGTTAGGACTGCGTGGAGTAGGTGCTGTTCTGCGGGTTTGATGAGGTGACCAACGCCGATGGTCCACAGACCCTTAGAGTCTTGGTATGCCTTGTTGCGTTTACCCTCAAATTGAACAAGAAGGTTAAAGGTTGATTGTGCGATTGCCACGATTTCTTTCTCCACGGTTTGAACAATGGCTAGTTGTTGTGCATAAAAAATGGCGACAACTATCCCTAACGATACAATGAATTTTTTTACCATACCAATTATTTAGAATTTTCGAATGCTTGTAATTCTAACAGTTGTTGGGCTACTTTGAGATATTTGGTGTTATTTTCTGCTGCGACACTGAGGACGGTAGCAAGGTCAACTTCGGAGGGGGTTCCATCAGAGCCGCTGGGGCTTGAGGTTTCACCAGTTGCACTGGCGTTGTACACCCGAACAAACCCACTACTAACAGTGCAAATAGGGTCATTATTAACACGTACCGCTGTAGGTATTTGTTTTTGTAGGGAGGCGTTGACGGATCCAAGTTGGTTAATTTGTCGAATATATTTAACAACCAGTTCGTCACCTTTTCGTTGAATTTCATCTTTTTCCTTTATGGCTTGGTTATTGGCATGTTCTATTTTGGTAGTGTAGTAATTCGCTGTCCAATGAAAAACCACATAACCAGAAAAAATACTAGAAACCAACGCAACAATAAGGTAGATATAAATACTACTGAGGATGGTCTTCAGCATTTATTTGCTCCTTTGGTTCGGTGTCTTTTTTCAGCATTACGGCGGCACCGTGTGCCCCTGAAATAATACCAATGGATTCTGCAAAGTCTCTTAACGACGGTAGGTGCCCTTGAATCAACTCATAGCCAGCACCCAACAAAATGGCAAAGAAGGACAAAAACCAAGACCAACGCGCAATGTCGTGGGTCTTGTTGTCCGCACCCGTTAAAAGATCGTTTAGAATCTTATATGCCATGTTACTTTCGAATATTGTCCAGCTTGTCTTCGATGCGGTGGATAGCCTTTAAGACCTCATCCCAACGATCAGCAAAGTCGGTTTTGTGCATGTAGTTTTCAGCAAGGTGGGTTCTTAGGTCATGCAGGTCTACCTTGAGGGTTTGAACCGCCGTCCACAGTTCCTTGCAAAACCAGCCAATCGCCACACAGATGAGTGGCAGTACGGTGTTAATAAGTGTTTGAAGATCCATGTTAGTTTGCCGTCTCTCTCAAAAGACGCGCTTTTGCCTGGTCAATTGCCATCTGTAAAATGGGGCTGAGGGCCTTTACTTCCTCCACTACGGTCTCTTCAACCGTGTCTACTGCCTGTTCAACCGTGTCTACTACATTCTCTACTGTCTCTTCAACAGTGTCTACTACCGTTTCATTACTTTTTGCTTTTGCCATTTTGCCGCTCCTTTGTTAAAATTTGTTGTTAAAATAGTTCCCACCAAGAGGTAAAGCTACCCGTTGGCCCATAAGCTGCTGTTGCGGAATAAGTGGCTCCTGGCGGAACTATAATCGTAACAGTTCCAGCACCGGTTCCACCTGCAACAACATAATTTTGTGCTATTGCAGAACCATTAATGTAAAAAATTACTCCACCATCAAGTGCTGATTGACATACAGAAACCATAATGGGATAAGTAAAGTTATTTGTGTAAGTTGTTCCAAATGCTCTTGAGCCACCTACATTCTGCCAAGTTTCGCCGTTTAAGCCTAATCCTTTCACCGTTGGTGCTGGAGTTCCAGAATAACCACTAAACCCAGAATAACCACTAGCACCAAACCCAGAGTAGCCAGAATATCCACTAATACCGCTGCCAGAATAGCCAGAGTAACCCGAATAGCCACTTGCTCCCGCTGTTTGGAATTGGGTCACTACGCCCGAAATGTTTTTATAGAACAGTTTGCCGTCTGGCACATTAATTGCCAGTTCACCTTGTTGTAAATTACTTGCCGAGGGAACTGCCCCTGGGGTTGTGGTGTTGTATAGTTGTATGATTGTGTAACCAGATTGTGGCATGGTTTATTCCTTTAAGTACTTAATAATTTCAGTGGGTAATACAAATCGCTCGTCGCTGTGTTCGGTGGCTTCCCACCATAAAAACTGATTGGCCACTAAGTAAGACCGGCCTTTTAGTAGGTTGATGTTCTCTGGATGACCAAAGATTAACGGGTCTGACGGCCCCCACAACACAATCCCCTTCTTCCCCTCGTCCCAGGCTAGGTGCTGGAAAAAACTATCCACCCCAATCCAAGTGCGACATGTTTGAATCAGTTGGCGTAGTTCGTCAATGGGTAGGTTTTTCTTAAAATTCTCTACTAACTGCTCTTCACCCGCAACCCCTACTTGGACAATTGGCTCGTCAATTAGTTCAATGAGCTCTTTCCAGTACGGGTAGTTCTTTGGGTTGTGTTTACCCGTTCTGAGGGTCTGTGCATACGGTGCAATAATAATCATAGGTACATCTTTTTAAAGGCGTTTTCGAGGCTGTCTTTCCAGTTCCATTGGTTCATCTTTTTGTAGATGTTCCACTGGTCAATATCCCCAAACAACTGGTGTGCCTTTTCAATTGACTCTCCAGGGATAATGTCTGGGTAGCAACTAAACACCATGGGGTTTTTGATTAATGGCAATACTCTCTTAAATACAATGTGGTCACCACGACCACAGTTTAGTACCACAATGGTCTTATCTCGGTGTGCTAAGACGTTATTAAAAATCCGCTCATCGTGCTCATACATCGCTTGGTTGGCTTCCATACGAATGCCCCCTTGCGGGTTCTTCATGTGCCAAGTTATGGCGTTAGGTATTGCTATTACCTCATAGCCTTTTTGGTACAAACCGTAAGTAAACAGTGTCTCTTCTCGGTGTGCTACTCGGGACAAACCCAAGTTGTAGTCATGTACACCCGCGCGGTACAAAAAGCTACAGTGTAAATGCTCCACATAACGGATTTGATCAATTTTGCCCCACTGGATGTTTGGCTCGTCGTTAATGTTACGAATTTTGCCAGATACTTCCGTGGTGTCCGGCATATAGGGTGGCGTTAGTATGGATCCACCCACAGCACCAACGTGCATATCCGCATAAGCCAATAAATACTCTAGCACATTGGGTTCTGGTACGGCGTCATCGTCTACGCGCCAAACCCAATCAAAGCCAGGTTCTAGGTTGGCTTGTTGGTGGATGTGGTGCTGACCTTTTTTGTCCGCAAACCGCCACTCCCAAGGTATATCCTTTGCGTTCAGTATGTTGAATAGGTGTTGGTACACTAGGCTATTACGCACATCCTCTGGCTCGTCGTTATCATCAAACACAATCAACTTATCGGGTAGGCGTGTTTGGTTGGCAATGGCACTGAGCACTGAGGGCAGTGTGGTGTAATACCGACCGCGGGTTGCTACGGAACAGAGTACTTTATCCACGGTCCCACCTACAAATCATGAGGTTGCTTGGGTTAGTAGGTGTGACTTCTTGCATCACATCTGATATATCGCCGTTGTGGTTGATGTATGCAAACTGGAAGCCTGGAAAATCCTTTTCAGTCAAACCGTGCAACTTGTGGTGCTCGCCCCAAAAACCTTTTGGCTCGTTGTGTGGCACGGTGATTAAAAGGCGTTTGCAGTGGTTTTTAAGCCTCTCCACGACCTTTAAACCGTTGTCAAGGTGCTCTATTACTTCGAAGGCTATAATCGTGTCATGAATGTCCAAATCAACTTTATTAATATCAAAACTAACAAATAAATTATTTTGACCGTTCCATTTTTGTTCTATGGCTGTTTGGATAATATTTGAATCATAATCCACACCAAAATAATTAATATTGTCTGGGAAAAACTGTCTACCGTATCCTGTTGAGCAACCAATCTCTAAAACATCGTCACCTAAGAGGTTCTTAGCAGCCCACTCGTAGCGTTGTCTTTCTCTAGGAAACACTAGGTCGCCTTTGAGGAACACCGCACGCTCGTAGTTGTTGGACAGCATGAAGCGGTAGTGGTCCATGTTGTACTTCTTGGCTAACTTCAGTTCGTTTTGGTAGAAGGTATTCTTCCAATTTTGCACTAGGGTCTCGTCGTGTACCGTGCCCTCTGCTGCGTGGTAGATTGGGAAGTCGCCTCGAAAGCCCACGTCCACCAACCTAAACCCAGCTAGTTCGGCTCGGTGACAGAAGTCAATATCCTCACAGCCACCGACTCCAAACCGCTCATCCAGATGACCAATCGTGTCAAAGACACGTTTTTGAATCATCACACAAAAGAACACGCCAAAGTGGCTCTTGGTGATGGGTGAGTACTGTGTCAGTACGGCACTAATATCGGCGCCCGCATCCAATCTGTCTAGCCAATTGTCGCCAAGGATAATGGTGTCATTATTTAACAAGACAATCTTATCGGCCCTAGCTTCACAAATACCCTCATTGGTTGCTTCGGCAAACCCTATTGGAAGGCCGTTCCACACAGAAATTATGTAAGGCATTCTGGTGTGCAATTCTTCTAAGTACTCACTGGTGGTGTCGGTGCACCCATTGGCGGAAATCACTAACTCCACCTCGTTCATGTTGGTGTGCTTGAGAATGGACTCCACACAGGGTTTGAGGTACTTTTCGCAGTTGTTGTACGTTGGTATTACAATGCTGTATTTCATAATGCTCCTTAGGTTTGTAAAAACCTATTGTAGCGTAATTTGTCTAAGCCGTCAAGCCCAAGTCCTTATCGGGTTACGAGGTTCAACAATAAAAGGCTTTAAAGGCTCAATGTCCTCATCATCCAACAAACGAATATTCACGCCATAATTAGGTGGTGGATAAGGTATTGGCACATAGTCCTCTGGGGTTGGGATTGGCGGTCTTTGATAAACCGTTCCAATCACGCTGATATTTTGATAATTAGGAATCATATAAGATTCAGTCTTGACCACATCAGTCGGCTTCCCATCGGCATCTAGTTCGTACTCAACAGGCACAATGGTATAAAGGATTGGTAGCGATTGGGCTTCGTCTGTAAAACTAAGGCATAAGTCTTGCATATTAGCTTCCTGTGAGTGCTTGGAGTTGAGCAGAGGTTGTAATTGCTTGAGGATAAAACGCTGCTTTTTTTATCCATCCTGTCCAAAATCCATTAGCAGGTAATCCTCTGCCAATATTTAATTGTGAAACTATTGGGATTAATCCTGTTGTAACCGCAGTTCCTACAGTTCCATCTCTTGCTTGTACAAAATATGAATTTGAGTAAACACAAGCAGTTTTGAATAATGTATTTGCAGTTAAAGTCCCAATACTTGCCGATAAAATAACTGTTGAATTATTAGTATTTACAAAATATTTAGTCCCTTGATATGCAAGTTCTATAACATTATTGTTGGTGTTATCATTTGCACTTAATACTCCTTTTGCAACTCCGCTTCCATCATTTACTACGCTAGTTGGAGATATTGCTTCTGCGTAAAAAGTACCTTGTGACTGATTAAACCAACTACTAAAATTCGTGCCTGTCATTGTTGCTACATCCGCAGCCCTTGTTACTTGGCTAGAAGTAGTGGCTATGTAAGAGGTAGGAAATGCGAGGGCTTCTAATTGTGCTCCCCAAATGTAAATGCCTGAATAGCCATTTCCGGTGTAGGAAGATGCTCTAACAGATGTCCCTGTTGTAATTGGACACAAATATACACCTGAAGTTGCCGCAGCAAATGTATTGGTTGTTTGAATACGATACCATCCATTACCAACAGAATTTATTGAAGCAGAGGTATAAGTTCCGGCAGTTACTGTTCCATTGACTAAATCAAAGTTTGCGTAATTTGTAGTTAATCCACCACCAAACATTAATTGGATAAATTGAATACCATTGTATTTTACATAATAAGTAAAAGTGTATGCTTGTGCAGTTGCTACGACTGTCCCAATAATATTGGTAAATGCTGCCGATGCGTTTGGAACTAAGGTAAATACTGTTTGTGTGCCATCAGGTGCAATATTGGAAGCACTTGTTAAAGTAGCATTTGTTAAAGTCCACGCAGCATTACTAAATGTTTGACTATAAGTCAGTAAATTAGTCGAACTCTGCTCAATCAATAATCCCAAACTTTCCCCTGTAACAGGATTAAAATCAAATCTAGGAGTATTAATCGGTGCAGTTTGTAAAGTTGGTATGTAGTTAGTAATTGCTGAGGTAGTTGTGGCGTTGTAGGCGGTTGCTGAGGACCTTTGTTCTAGTTGTGCTCCCCAAATATATGCACCGCTTGTGCCATCTCCTGCAAATGCAGGATTTAATCCATAAGAACCATTTGAAAAAGATGATGTTGCTGAAAAATTTATACCCAATTCAGCAGTTGTCCCTGTCAAAGAACCTGCAATAGAAACTCTATACCATCCATTACCGACAGATGTTATTGATGAACCTAAATAAGTTGCACCAGCACCTTGATTTGTTGATGATATAGTTCCCAATGAAAGGTCTATATTAACTGCCACCCAAACTGTTGAACCACTACCATCTAAAGTAACAGTTACATAATTATATCCATTTGCTTTTAAATAAATAGAATTTGTATAAGCAATTCCTGATTGAATGGTTATATATGCAGTTCTTGAACAATAATGTTGAACATTAGAAGTTGAAGGAATTAAAGCGTTTGCTGTCGTTGTGCCATCAGGTGCAGTAAAAGTTCCTGATGCAGTAGTTCCACTTTTTGTCCATGCAGAATTTGTGAAATCTTGTGAATAAGTTAGTAAATTCTGCTCTGCCAATGTCGCAGTATGTCCATCATAATACACCGCAGTTGTGGAACGAGTGAATGTAACTCGTGGATCGAGGGTTTGACTTTCAGCGAAGTCTAAAAGTAGCGAGGGACGCGTTGAAGGATAGTTTGCAGATATGCTCATAGCGACTTCCAGTTATGATAAACGACTGCAATATAAACAATGACTAAAAACACTAAAGCGAGTGGTATACCAATCAAGGCATTGAAGAATAAAAAAGGTGAGGGTGAGAATATATATCATTGTGATTCCAATACCATATCATAAACAGAAAGAGATACCCAATCTGTTGCAGTTGCAGTTGATAAATAAAATCCTTGTGTGACTGCTGATGTTATGGTCACATTTATTTGGTTTAAATAGCCACTAGGCATATTCCAAACAATAGATCCATTATTTTGATTTACCGCAATATAAAGATTGTTTGAAGCACTTATAGAAGTTGTGCTTGTTTGTATTGCCTGAATATAACCAGTTACAAATGTGTTATTCCCATACCCAATAACTTTAGCACCCGCTGAATTATTATTTCCAATAACTCCAAATACTTTTAACAAATTATTAGCAGCAATAGTATTTGCAGGTAATATTATATTTGGGCCGATAACTGTGCCAGTCACGCCAGTATATGCTCCCACACCTGTTGTAACTAAAGTTGGTGTTGTTGGATAAGTTGGTTGTCCAGTTGTGTATTGATTAGAATAAACTAATCCAGATGTGGATGAAGAAAGTGTGACATAATACCACCCAGCACTAGAACCAGTCCAAGCACCTGCTGGAAAATACATATAACATTTTGTCGGACTCCCATTATTTAACAAATAAGTGGTTATTGCAGTCCCTAAAGTTAAAACCCCAGTAGTCGCAGCAATTGAGCCTGTTGGTGCAATTACAAAAGGGATAGAACCGGTCAATAAAGATACTGTATTATTTACAGGCGTCCAAATTGTTCCATTACTTTTCCACAAACTGCCATTAGTGCCGACATCTGATACTTGATAAACTTGCCCAGTAGAAGAACCTGCCGAAGGCAAATTAGCAAATGTTACCGATTTAGGTGTTAATACACCACTAATATTTACAGCCTTCGCATCTTGCCAAGCCATTGTTCCTAAATACTGATTAAGTGGGATTTGATTGGCTTGTGTTCCAATATCTTTCTGATTGACGTTTGAATAACCACCTTCAAGCAGGTTGGTAACGCTAAGGGTTTGTGTTCCTGCGTTGTAAGTAAAGCCACTGTTACCGGCAAACGATCCGCCGCTGTTGTACTGAACGTAGGTATTAGAACCCGCCGCAGAGCCTGCAGTGCCAGATAGTCCAGAGTAGCCAGAGAACCCAGAGTAGCCAGAAAAGCTACTGTACCCTGAATAGCCTGAATAGCCAGAAAAGCTACTGTACCCCGATGTGCCAGAGTAACCAGAAAATCCACTATAGCCAGACACGCCAGATCCGCTGTAACCCGACACACCCGAGCCACTATAACCCGATATGCCACTGTAGCCAGAGATACCGCTGTAACCTGATGTGCCACTATAGCCAGAGATACCCGAGTAGCCCGATACGCCGCTAAAACCACCCTGTCCGCTGTATCCAGAGATACCACTATACCCAGAGTAGCCAGAGAGTCCAGAAACGCCCTGTACGCCGCTATAACCCGATACGCCACTGTACCCAGAGTACCCCGAGTAACCAGAAATACCCGAGCCACTATAGCCCGACTTGCCACTGAAACCCGAATAGCCACTATACCCCGAGTAGCCAGAGATACCCGAAATGCCACTATACCCCGATGGTCCACTGTAGCCACTAATACCCGAATAGCCACTAAACCCTGAGTAACCCGAATAACCAGACCAGCCAGAAATTGGGCCAAGTACCTGCGTAGAGCCGTCACTGTAGTACACCACCAAGTTGCCGTTGGATGGGATGTACTGCATGTTGGTAATCAGTTTGCCAGGCGACGCCGCATTGGCAATTTGTGATACGGTGACCTGTTTTGTTACGCCATTTTGGACGACGACAGTTTGCTCTTGACCGGTGAGGTTAATAGCAATAGGTAGTTGGGTTATTGACTGATCTGCCATGGTTTAGGTATACGTAAATGCGCCGTGTAGTGTGGATGTGCCGAAGGTTGAAATTACTGCTAAATCAACAAGGCCAGTAATTGGGTACGCTTGTGTTACTGCCGTCATTTCAGTTGGGCTGTTAATACTAAAACTTGTTACGTTTGCACCACCCAATGTGACATTCGTGATGTTCACAAAGTTGGTGCCATGAATGGTTATGTTAGTACCGCCTGCACTACTGCCAGTGTTTGGTGCAACTGAATAGATAATTGGCGTGGTGGACGGTGGTAAAAACTGGTAAATAGAATCTAAGTTCAAATCGCCCTGTGGTGAAGTACCTGGGGCAACACCCGTAACAAAAAACGAGTTGTTGTTTTGAAACCCTGTCTGAGTTTTAAGCTCATTGCCACCAACTGGGCCGGTAGCAATATTCACGTCGGGTCTTGGGAACCGCAAGGCAATATTTTCTGTCTGCCTTGCCGGGGATCTCCATGGATCCCATTGGTCTAAGTCATCCTTACATACTCGCATGCCAGGTGCATTTGGATCGGGCATCAAATCGGTATACGCAAACTTCCTATTACACCTATCACAAATAGCTACAGATAAAACTGAATTACCCGAAGTATCAAGGTAAACTGGGGGCATTATAGCTCTCCATTCTTATAGCGTTTTTTGAACGTCCTAATATCAATATTAAAATGTTTTGCTGCCGCTTGTTGCGAAACAAATTCCATATCACCCACAACAACTTTTTTACCAATCCCTTTTTTATTCCCAGAATTTTTAGAAAGTTTTTTTCTCGTTTCTTCTGAATGATGCCAACCATAGCCTCTTGTTGCAATTCCTTTTTTAGTATTTGATACTTTAATTGCTATTTTAGGGTCACACATTGGATTATCCTTGCCATATCTAACATTAGGCATCCCCCCACCAGGGGCTATATTCCAACCAATTTCCTTATTTGGACGTAATTTATGTTCAAATTCTAAACAATATAATTTATCTGAAATAAGCACAATAGAAAAAATAATATTTTCCCAACCATACTTTTTTGAAGCATTTGTAATAATTGGGTTATTGTGTGTTGATTGGTTCGCTTGGGCTTTATGTTTTGCAAAACGCTTTTTTGTATTATTAGTCACCCCAACATATCCCTGACTAAAAATATCAGTGTGGTTTTTGTGATGTATCCAATAAACAGTATATTCTTGCACGATTTAAAAACCTTACAGAACGGAAGGAAGTGCTTGACCGTCGTTTTGTACTAAATAACACTCAACCGCAACACTTACTGCCGCAGTGCCTGTGCTAGTAGCACACTGAATCTGAATATCTGTCTTTTCAGCAAAGGGACGAGGCATTACTCGTTGTGCATGATAAAACTGGGTGAATGGTGACTGTTGTGTTACAGTAACCACACCACTAGACGAAATACTTTGGTTACGATAAGTCACATAGTTAGCGTTGTTGCCGTTAAACGAAGTATAACCGTCAACACGGGTCAAGTACAGTGTGTATCCAGCGGGTACCGTGTAAATTGCCATCTGTGTTCTGCCAATACCAGCATTAATTTGTGCGTAAGTGGTGGTGTTAGTAACATCTTTAAGTGTGACAACACCCGATGGGTTTGTTGCACTGCCAGAAGAAACGAACATGTTGTTTATACGAAAATACTGGTTCACCGTAGGTACGGGGGTAGCACCATTAAGGGTCAATATCTCAGAAATCTGTCGGTAGTTGGCGTCCAAACCAACAATATTGATTTTTGCCGTATCGCCAACACTACCAGCCAAGTTCATAGTAATTGCTGTGCTTGGGTAAGAATATGTTGTGGCGTTTTCCCACAACGGAATAACCGCAGTGGTTACGGCAGTTTGGTAGCCATAAATGTTTACCGTGCTGTGACCCATAATTTGGTTACGGGCAATTTGAAGTTCTAGGTTTTCAAACTGACCCATTTTTGTAATGGACTCAATAGGGTAAGGCGTTGCTTGTAGGTTTGTTACTAAATTCGATGCCATAATTAATTTCCTTAAAAGTTAGACAATGGGGGACTAGCCCCCAAGGTAATTAATTAGCTGTTTGTGTAACCAGCGCCGTAAGCAATGATTGAACCGTCTAGGTTGCGTGGTGTGTATGCTACATCAAAGGTACCAGCCAATGTGCCAGTTACACCAGAAGTAGTGCCAACTACAAAGGACAATGTTACATCACTAGTACCGACGTTTGCCATAATGGCTGCAGCGGCTGTAGTAGTTGCTGGCACAAACGAAATGCTTCCGCCAGTGGTTGTTGGAGTAATGGTGCCGATGGCTGTTGAGCCAACGTTTACAGTAATTACCATGCCAGTAAATGCGGACGGTGCTGTGGTTTCAAACAAACGGACGTTGCTGATTAATGAGCCCGCAGGAATGACAATATCATCACGGGTTGTGGATTGACTGCCAACACCATAGGTGAGGATGGTACCAGCGGCGTTTACGCCAGAAAAAGTAACCTGCTGGGAAGTAGAGGCGGCACCCGTGTTGTCTGGGGCAATAACACCGTTGTTGGTTGGGTTGTTACGCTTGAAAATACGAATTGGGGTTGTGAATGTGCTAGACATGTTTGTTTCCTTATCTTAGTGGATACCCCAAGTTGTCTCTAAGTCGCCTACTGGGAAGGAGCAGTAGTCAAAATGGGATGAATCTTCCTATATACACTAATGCAAAAAATAAGAGAAATCCGCCCTAAATAACAAAAAAGCCACTCTTGTGAAGTGGCTTTTTTGATTTTTGCTGCGTTGGATTAGAGGCCAGGTGTACCGTAAATATTACGGGAATCGTGCCAACCAGTCGCATAACGCTCAGTAGCCTTATAGCGCATACTGTCAGTCTCAAAATCGCCCTCCATCGATTTCTCCATAGGACGACGCATAACGAGCATTAAGCCGTTTTCTGCATCTGTCTGGATCCACCAGGCTTTGCTTGAGCTCAAACGAGTAACAACGTGTGCGCCTTTTGGCAACATACCTGTTGACTTGATTGGGTTCAAATCATTGTCAGCTGTACCAGAACGGAGAACAGACTTGAGGATAACCTCTGCCTGGAACTCAAGTGCTGGAGGAACAACTAACTGCTCTGCCTTCAAGCGAATACGCTTACCGTTGTTGTCAACAGCAGAACGAATCTGAATCAACATCTGTTCAACAGAAGTTTGGCTCAAAGAAGCTGCAGTAGATAACTGGTTAGAGTAAGAACCGCCGTTGGCGATTGGGTGAGCTGTGTTGATCAACGTTACGCCGTCACCGCCTACATAACCAGATGTGAAAGCAAAGTTCAAAATGTTTGCACATAATGTTTCTTTAGTTTCAATCATGGACTGAGCTAAGTGTTTAGCGAATGTAGAACCGATACGAATATGGTCGCCGTCTTCCATCAAGACTTTGGTTAAAGCATATGCTAAACCATAGATTTGATAGATGAAACGTGTGATATACAATGTACCGCCCTGATCATAACTGACAGGAGTTCCGTCAGGCATTGCAGGAGCAGCATTCATACCATATAGCATCACTTCTTCGTGATAGTTACGTGGAATACCTTGGATTTCTTCTACAAAACCCTTCCATTCATCGGAGCGCTGTTCATAAACGCCATCAAAGACTTCGTTGATAATCGGTTCGACTACCGCACGAAAGTCCGTACTACGCATTGGGGTTGCCATGTGTTAGTTCCTTTCGTTGTTAATTAAACCGATACCGACGGAGCGGCAAACTGGTTATTGCAGATTTGAACCTGAACGATTGTGTAAGCGTCGCCCCACTGGTTTGTGTTACCAGCTGGGTATGCTACTTCACGTCCGAGTCCTACTACACGTACTTGGCCTTGGTTTCCAGAGCCTACAGCAGTTGCTAACAATGCTGTGGTAGAGAAACCTGCACCACCATTACCAATAGCATAGCCATCAGTTACAGTTGAGCCAGAAGTTGTGTCAAAGTTGTACTCAGTACCGATTGCTGCAGAGGTTGCAGAACCATTAACTTGAGCTTCATATACGAGTGCTGGGTCAGTGAAGAGCCAGAAAACGATGTTAGTGGATGCGTCAAGGGTTGTCTTAGCAGCGTATTTAGCTACAGAACGACGACCGTCAGAGTTTGTGTACTCTACGCCGTCAAATACACCATAAACTTTACCACTTGCTGCGGTTTGGTTGGCGATTGTTAATTGACCAGAACTATTGATCGCTACAGGTTGGAACTGCCAGAAAGACTGGCCAGAACTTAACGAGTAAGGAGCACTGTACGATGTTCCTGGGACAAATGTGTTCGTACCAACGAATGGTACTGCACGATCTAATCCGCTAGGATGATATACAGGTTTCAGGCCAAAGGGTTGAAATGTTGCAGACATTTATATTTCCTTTGTTTTTTTGAAGATTGTTATGAAAAACGAATATTAGCATTCGCTTTTGCGATTTCTCTTTCCATTTCAAGAATTCCACCTTCAAGAATTGATCTACCACCTCTGTTTTCTTGGGCTGACCCACGAACTTGTTCAGTGATATTGCGTTGATGCTCTAGTGGATCCTCTAAATGCAACATACGCATTACTTCTTGATAGATTTCTTCTGGTAATTTGAAAAGAACCATTTCATTACAGCTAATACAGCCTTCAAACTTGCCCGAGCTCATTTTACCTAAGTTTTCAAAGCCTTTACCTAAATCCGAGGCTTTCACTGGTTCATAACCCAATGCCAAACGTTTGTCGATACTGTCATAATTATTTGTGGTGGATAACCAACACAAATGGAATCCAGGAAGTATTCCTGGGGGTAAATCAGGCAAAGCACTGTTTTGCCACTTATCACGGAACGCATCTAACCGTTCCCTTTTTGATTTTGCTTCAGGATCCTCATTAAGAATCCTATCTTTTGTTTCTTCTACTCGATCTAGTAAACGATCTTCTAAATCGCGCTTAATTCTTGTATTTGCCATGATAATTAACCTTTATTGTTACGATCGTACTGTGCATATGCACGGATCATTTTGTTTCGTTTTTCTACATCGTCCCAAGCACCTGCATCCTTGATTGCCTGTACACGTTCACGACTTAATGTGATGGTGCCAGGTTTTTGTGCATTTGCATTTGCCACTCTACTAGACGCTGTTGGTCCAGGTGAGCGTTTTCCTTCTCTACTACCTTTACTTGCGTATCGGTGAGGCAATCGAGACTGTAGTCGATTATCTAACTCTTCCCAATATTCAGAATCTCTAGGATCCCAACCATCGGCTGCGAGTTCTTGGTCAATTACTTTGGCAATTCTACTATCGGTATCTCTAGCTTGAGGATCAAACCAAGTGTTCTTTTTTAACCATTTTGTGGCTAATTCTTGAACTTCTTTGGTTACCAAATTAGGCACATTTTGCTTAGGCGCCTTTGCTTCCTCAACTTGTTGCTTTTTATAATGCTGGATTTGTTGCAGACGCTGTTTAGCTTCTGTTAACTCTTCCAAATACTCTACTTGAGCTGCAGCATTGTTTTCTTGTGCTGCTTGTAACAATTTCATTTTGGCGTACTCAACTCGAGTAGCCTCATCTTCTAACGCCTTATCAATCTGAGCAAATTGGTAAGATACTGCGGTATTTTCAACCTTAGCAAGTCGTTCTGCTAATTCTGCATTACGGCGTTCAAGAGCATTTATTTTATTTTTTGCAGATATTTCACGTTGCTTTTTTAATTCTTTTTTAAGTTTACGCTCTTCTCTGCGGGCTTCACGGATTGCTTCACGTTCTTCTTCCGTCTCCCCTTCTTCAGCAGCTTCATTGTCAGAGGCAGTATTTTGTGCTTCCTCATCATCGTCATCATCTTCGTGATCTTCGTCTGCTTTTTTTACTTCTTTTTTGTCTTCTAAGGATTCAAAATCCTCTGGAAAATCAATTTTGGCTAATACTGAGCCATCTTCTTGTTCCTTAATAGGAACATCTTTTTCATTGTCTGCCATACTTTTCTTTCAAAAGTTAATTAATCCACAAAAGCTTTCATTTTCTGCGCATATTCAAAACTCTTAATGCGAGAAATGATTTCACGGGCTTGTAATGTAATAAACACTACTGCTCCGCCATCATCACCTGGATCTACAACAAAACGATCTCCACCGTATTTAATTGTCCTTACCAAATCACCCACTTTGCACCATGGGCCTTCTATCCAAGGCTCTAAGGTTTCCGGCGATTTATATGCTAACGGTCCAATTTGTACTACTTTGGCTACTGTTTCATTGAACTTCAGTGTTTGTTGAGTTTCATCAACAAAAATGATGCCACCTTTGCTCTTTATTTTTTGTCTGCGTAACTGTACTAATACTCTGTCTCCAGCCACCTCGACACCATGGTCTACAACAGGGAAGCATTCTTCTTCCGAGCGTAAATCTGGCTCTTCTTTTACATTTAAATCAAGTGCCATTCGGCATTCTCCTTAATCTTTACAGATTATTTAAAATCCTCTTCGTCTTCGCTAAGGATAGATTCAATGATATCCAAAGCATCTTGAATACCACTTTTTTGGCCGACAAATCGCTGGTAAGTTGCGTAGTCGTGCACATTAACACCTGACGAAATAGCGTGTGTTAATTCTTTATCAGCGTTTTTCAAACGCTTAATTACTTCAGAAATAATATCTTTCATAACTTTACTAATGCAAACATTTGGGCGAATCCGCCCTAGAATGATTAATAAAAGTTACCGCCACCGATGTCTTTTAGGTTTTTATCTGGGCCAACCTTACTAGATTTAGCCATTTTGTTGCCGTTGAGTACTGCATTGTTGGCTCTTTTACTGCCAGATGGTCCGTTTTCTACTTTTTGATCTGGACCACCAGCATAACCTGGAGTTCCTGTCATTTTGTAGGCTTTACGAAACCCTAATTCATCTTTTGCCATGTTATTGCCCTTCTTGAGGTGTTTGTGGTTGAGGTTGTTGCTCTTGTTGCTGTTGCATTTGTGCTAATTGTTGTTGATGTTGCTCTTGTGCTTGTTGCAATTGCTGTTGGTGTTGCTGATCGGTTTGTTGCAAGGTTTGCTCATGCTGTTGCTGTGCTTGCTGTGTTTCTAAGGCGTGTTGCTGTGCGGTTTTTTCCAATTCAATTTGGTTTCGTACTTGTTCAGCTTGTTGGTCAAATGCTTGTTGCTGAATTGCTAGTCCATGCTGACGAATATCTTGGTTGGCAGCATTGATTGCCTCCATAGCAGATTGGTTTTGTTCTGCTTCCAGTTGTTGTTGCTGCTGATCCATCTGTGCTTGGGCTGAAATCATTGCCACACGCTCTTTTGCTGCGTTATTGATGTTTGCCATTGCAATATCGGTTGCATTACGCTGGTTATCAATGTTTGTTTGGGTAGAATACTTCGCCTGTAACTCTTGAACTTTTTGTTCCAACTCTGCCAATTTGAGTTGATAGTCTTGCTCTTGTTTTTTAGCCTCCAATTGCATGCGTGCTTGCATTTCTTCCGTTTTGCGTTTGGTTTCTGCCATTTGGGTTTGCAGAATAACATTGGCGGTAGGATCTTGACCGAGCATTTGTTGCTGTCTTGCCTGTTGTGCCTGAGCAACTTTCTGTGCAAGTACTTGAATTTGCTGAATATACGGTGCCAAATTGGTTTTAGCATCCATATCCACCATTTTGGAAGCCAAAGCCAAGGCTTTTTGGGCATTTTGGTCAAGAGGCTTCTCTTTATGTAACTCAAAATCATCTTTTCCGGAGCCTGCTTCAGCCACATAGGCACGCATCTCTTGCAAATAGTGTAAAGTTAAGTGTTGTTTGATGTGTTCCAAAGCCAATGGGGCGTAAGTTGGCCCAATAACGGGGTTACCACCATAGGCTGGGTTGTTTGCGTATTCTAAATGCACTTGAATGTGTGCTAAATGGTCTTGATCTGGGAATGCCGCTGCTGGTTGACCCATTGTCATAGAGACATTTTCCAACGCTGGGTTTGATTCCACCACTCCAACGGGGTTTGGTAGCACTTCGGAGATAGCAGGTATCTTTAATTGGTCTAAAATTCGTTGGTAAACCGCCCGTATGTTGAACATTCCAGGGGGCGCAGAGGTTGCCATCTGCAATAATGCTTGATTTTGTGCTAAACGCTGGGTTTCTGAAAAAATATTAGGGTCAGAAACGGGTCTAACATCACTGTTATAGGCAAAATCCCGAACTTCAATTTCTTCGCCCGACTGATTGTCCATTTCGGACAAATACCAGTGGTTAATGCGTGAAATAATCTTTAACGATTTGGCTTGACTACGGTGTAATCGTGCATGAATGGACGAAAACACTTTGGCACCTTGTTCAATTAACGCCTGTGTAGTACCAACGGGCATTTGATTGTTGGCTTCACCAATTTTTTCTTCAGAGGTAGTAACAACTCCTTTAGCTGCATCTGTTAGCCAACCTAATAACTCCATTAACACGCCAGAGGGTTGGTTAAATGGCAATGCCATTGCCAATTTACGCACATCATCAACGCCAGGGGCGCCTTCAATCTCAATTACCTGGGTTGGCTCGATACGATCTGATTGACCGCCGATACGACCGCCTTTAAGTTTGAGCATAGTCTGGCTGTTATTGATGTGAGCAGCATCCAACAATGCACGCAAAGCGCCAGTAAGAGCAGCACTAAGACCGCCGATAAGGTGAGGGAGACCGATAGCATAAGCGCCGCGCCAAGGAATAAACTTGAATTCGACGTACCAGTCCAATTTTTCGAGTTTTTCGTCATTTGCTTCCCAGTTACGGTAGAGCGAAAGCACTCTGCCAGTGGTTTCATCAATGGTCAAAATGTAAGGTGCACGTTTACCTTCGGTTTCTGGGTCTTCATCCAACCGCATGAAACAGGTAATCTCATAAATACGACGCAAGCCATCAATATTTTTAGATGGTAAATCTTTGCCTTCAATTTTATTGTTGGCTTTTTCAGATTGAGTTTGGTCGTTTAGTGGTGCGTCGGAAGAATATTCCGAATCAATATCGATGTAAATACCTTGCTCCACTCGTTGGAGAAAAGTATCTTCCGTAATATCTTGTACTTCCGTTACACGCTGTGCTGTGTAGAAATTGGTGGACGAATAAGGAAGTAAAATGTTGTCAATCGGCACCCACTCACAAGTTGGACGCTTTTGTTCATCATCATACCGCCATTTTAAAAACTGTGAACCGCCTAATGGGAGTTGGGTTAACAACTGCTCCATTTCATCTCGGTACTCTGGAATTTGTTCAGTCAACTGCCAGTTCATAAAGGTTACTTTACGATCTGCAGTGTCCTCTTTGTGCCTATCTGCCATTCCTTTGATGTTGGACTTTACTAGTCCATCGGGTGGCAATAATTCTTTAGCAGAACTTGCTGCGAAATCTACACAAGCTTCTGCCATAACTGGGTGAACGACTTTACTAGCACCGTCAAAAGTAGCACCGCCTGGAGCGTCCTTACCAAGACCAGTGCGACGTAAGCCCTCTTCATACTGTTTATCCCTTTGTTTACGTGATTCCTGATCAACGTCAATCAAATCGAGATATTCAATTGCCAACGAATTCAAAGTTTGTTCATCAAACTCTTCCGCTAAGTTTGCGTAAAACTCAGGATTCTTTTGTGGGCCTTGTTTTTCTTGAAAATTGACAACTACCGAACCGTCTTCAAGTTCAATGACTTCTTGCTCCACTTCATCATCATCCAAGTCAAACATATCGGCATAGGCTTCCATATCCTTATCTTGTGCTTCTTTGGTTTGTAAATCTTCCTCAGCATCAAGATTAGGCAGATTGCCTCCTTGTCGAATGGGTAATATTGGATTTGGCATAAGTTTTATAAAAAATTTGGTGGATTAATGTTCCTATCTCTACTAATGCAAAAAATAGGAGGTTTTCGCCCTAATTATTTTTATTGGGCATACGGATTGGCCGTTCGTTTTCTAAAATCATCGTCGGCATAGTCATAATCCCTCGGTGGTAATGGGTCTAATTGCACCCAACCAGAGTCTCGCAACACTCGAAGGGCTTGGGAAAGGGAGTCCACATAGTCATCATGACCGCCTGCTTCTGGAAATGAGCACACCTGCCGTAAAAAACGTTTTGCCCATTCGGCAAATTCGCCTTTTTGTTTAGGCTCTTCGGGGATATACACCTTACCTTTTGCTACTAAAGGTGCCACGATGTTTAATCGTTGCACTTTATCGGCGCGCCCAGGATTGTAACTGCGTACTGGCACACCAGCACCTTGGAGTTCTTGAATAAGGGAGATACCAGCAGATTTGTCCTCCATCAAAATAAGGTCGGCTTTTCGTCCTTTGGCAAAAGAATTATCGGCGCCGTACACCACTTCTTTAAAATCGCCAATAACTTTGCGTCGTAATTCTGGATAGGACAAATGTGCATCCCAAGCATCCAATAAAATCACGCAAGTACCAACATCCGTTTGTTCAAAAATTCCCCAAACAGTACACGCCGTCGGGTCGTTCATGGTTTTTTCCGAGGTGGCTGGATCGTAAGAAGCAATCACATACTCCAATTCGGGTGATGGTTTACTTGCTGGCCACATTTTAAACATTTTGCGTTTAATGATACCGGAAGATTCTGGGTCAAGAATCTGTCCATAAATCTCTTGTTTACCGAGGTCAGACCCTTCGTAACTTTCTAACTGTTTAAAAAAAGTTTCGGATAAGTTTTCTCGGTTGTCGTAGGAAGATGCGTTGGCTACATACACATCACCGCCAACTTTTCCTTCGTTTAAATCAACAATCAGTTCTTTTGGTTTGGGGGTGGTAGTGATAATTTGCTGGACTCGTGCTAATCTTGGATCACGAAGACGCAATGTAAACTGCACACCATCATAGGCTTCATCAATGTAATCAAACGCACACAACTCGTCAAACCAAGCACCATGGTACTGTTTACCACGATACCGTTCTGGTTCTGAGCCAGGAATGCCTTGAATCAACGAGCCATTGTGCAAGGTAATCTCAAACAACGATTTGTTGTAATCTCGAATTAGGGATGAGGGGATGATATTGAGTAATCCTGAGTCACCTTCAAAACAAGTGGCTCGGATGTCGTTTGATGTGGGGGCGGTAACCAACCAGCGAGTGTGGTCATAAGTTGCAGCCCGAATGCCAATCCAATGAGATGCGGTATGTGTCTTTCCAGACCCCCGACCAGCCAGCATAAGAAACGTATCATATTCGCCGTCCTCTGGTTCTTTTTGGTGTGGTAAGGCTTGTAACCTCCACTTAACTTGCCATGTTAATAAATCCAATTTATCTTTTGGCCAATGCTGTCTTGCCTCAATAAATTGCTTAATAATCTTTTCTTGTTTTGCTGTTAAAGGCATGATATGAATCCTTCGCCGACCAGAATGCTATTGTCTGGTCCATCGGTTTCTATGTGCACACAAAGTTGTGCAGGTAACTTTTTGACCCCCTTGATAAACCGCCTACCATTGTGCACCATAACTTTTGATTTAAAAGTTTGTCCTTCCATCAGTGGTAACTGAGAACGGAACCAAATGGTGTAGTAGTTTGCGGAGGTTTCGTGCTTTGGTAATATGCGGTGCCCTAAGGATTCCAACAATCCTTGCACCTGTACTGCTATGGCATGGTATTTCGTAGAAAACCGAAATCGCTGCTTCTCTTTTATAAATTGATGCGACTTAGCATGCAATATGCCTCGTAGCAATTCTATACGTTGCTCTACCGAAGCCCACAAATAGTTGTTAGGTATTCGGTGGGTTGGCACCCCAATTAAATGGCTTTCCAAAGTGGGCGACACGGAAAACATACGTTCGCCTTTTGGTAACAAATCATGCTCTCGAATTTTGTAGCCATGTTCCCTAAACTTTTCGTGAACCACTTCTCTAAGCCCAGGGGGCGGTGCCATTTTGACAGGTAGCCTTCGGGTTTTAAGCCGATTAAAAAACCAAAATCCAAACAAAAAAGGTGGTACTGGCAAAGTTTGATGTGGCAACTCTATGGCACCAGCGGTTGGTAAGGAATACTCTTCATCGGGCTCCATCAATTCCTCAATGGTTCTAAGGATTAATTGTTTCTCAAACTTTTTTACCCCTTTGTATTTAAACAATCGAACTCGATACCCAGTATCTTCCAATAAAAAAGATAGGTTTTGATCACCACTTACTTTCAAATAATCATTAAAAGTAATTTCAAAACAAGAAGTTGCTCGGTACTCTTGTACCAATGTGACAGTCCGAGGCTTTCCCATTCTGTCAAAAACAATGTCGCCTTTTTTTAAATCGTGTGCAGTTTTCCAATAATCAAGCGTTAGTATCTTTTGATTCGCCAGTATCGCCATAAATTAATTCAACCACCCAATTATCCAACCAACACCCTAACGGCGTTCTTATGTTGCTTTGTACTGTTGCAGGCAACTTCTTTATAGCAAACAAGTCATTCAGTTTCAAACGAAACTCCATATACTTTGCCGTTTCTTTATCAAAAATGCTATCTGGCACATCCACTGTACCAAAATGGTACTCAGTGCACACAAACACCCGAAACCCACGAAACCTTCCTTCTGGGGTTTCCAGTGCACCTTGAATTTGATAAGCATATTTAGTCATATATCAACTAATGCAAAAAATTAATTATTTCCGCCCAATTTCCAAAAATAAACCAAAATTTGTATGGGTAGTACTAGTAGTATGGGTATATTCACTCTTTTTGTTTTTTATTTTATTAAAAAAA